TTCTACCGCCCACTTACACCTTTGCCCTTCACATAACTCTTGACAACACCTATCTACATTGAGGTATATGAAATCCAATTTTTCGTTTATTTGGTCCCATTTATCCATTATTGCTCGCGTTTAACTCGCTTAATTCCCGCTTACTTTTACGTGGATTAGGTATTAACTCACCATTACAAAAATGCTCTATAGCACCACCTGCTATCATCTTACCATGCTTACCTTTTTTAACAGCAACAGCGTAAACCATATCATTTAATTTATGACATACACTATAAAGAATACCATCATAAATGAATTCCTCATTGTATTGGTTACTAAGCATAAATGAATTTGCATTAGATTGCCTTTTACGTCTGCGTTTTGACATCATTGCTTTTTAGGAGTATCAGATGGGGTAGGTTGTTTATGTCTTTGGTAATAATCTTCTTCCATTTTTTTAGAACCATTGTAAATGTTCCAAATAGTGAAATACATATACACTGAAAAGATTACAAACCCAACTATGTACATTGATGTGCTCATCACTTTTTCAATTTATCAATTACTAGATAAAACAATAATAGTGTACCAGGCCAATGAGATGAATATTGTGCTTCTTCTATTTCACCTGTTAAACCTAACCCTACTGAGTATAATAATGCTATTAAAGCAATTAATACTGGCGACCATTTTCTTACGTTGAACTTTTCCATGTTTATTTATTTAAATTTATTTATTATAACTTGTATTAATTATACCTCCTATAATCTTAGTATCAGCTAAATGTGACATATCATTTGGATCATATTCATGTGGTTTAGTTTTAATAATAAAACCAAATTCATATGGCTCAAATCCAGTTACTATAACATTAAAATCATCATGTTTAATAACGTGAGATAACATTTGGCCTTTTTTAATATGAGGACCACCTGCAGGATCTACAAATCCAAAATCAGTTGGATCTTTGTCATATCCAAATCTACAATACTCAAAATCACCTTCCCATTCTATATTACCATTTTCTAGTAATTCGAAAGTGAACATATCACCATTTCTATTTTGGTATTCTATAACTTGATTGCTCATATTATTTCCCAATTATTTTTAGTTAAATATTCAGTAGCTTCTTTCATCCATTTTTTATCAGTAGATGGAGTAGGTAATTCAATCATATCAGTATCTTCTGATGCTAACTTTAATTGGTTAACTTTAGCAAGTGCTCTAACCCTACTATTTTGTATAGCACAGGAATTATCACCATCCTTATACCAAACTAACTCCCATATTCCTGGGTTATTAATAGTAGTAACTTTATCACCTAATTTAAACTTACTTGGTTGTTTTTTTCTACCTCGTTTAGCCATAATCTATTTTTGAGTTAAGTAATAAGGAACCATCTCAGACGGAATGCAAATTTCATCTCCGCCAACTAATACAACAGCACAATTCGTTCCTGTCATTGCACACTCAAAAAATCTTAATACCTTATTCATATAACCTTTATTTTTGATTTATCCTTATTTACCCTGTAAATATACGAAAGATATTTTGGGGAACCAAATTAACTTCGATAGTCTTCTAAACTAAATGTTGTACCATGTAACTTATGTAAATCACGATCATAGTTAGTATACACTAATACTTCTGGATCATCAATTAAAAAATCACATGATTTACAGTAATCTGGGTAATCACCTGTTTTATGTCCTTCACGTAGTTCATTAAAGCGATCTCCATTCCAGATTTCTTCTAAATTATTCTCTGAAAAATGTCCTAATACTGCTTCTTCATCTCTGCCTAATACTTGACAACAAGGATGTACTGCACCTAAATTACCATCAATACCACCTGCTCTAATTGTAATTTCAGGAGCAAATGGGCGACCACAAGTTTTTATACCACCTGTTCTTTCATTTGGATTTTCATATGCACCACTCCAATTATGCATTTTCCATACTTCAGCTTTAGTACCTATTTCATCAATAAAATTATTTTTGTACTGTTCTATTTCCCATTCAGTTTGATCATTGTCTAAAATTAAATGATAAGAAGCAACAAAACAATCAGCATTTGTTTCTTTAATATATTCAATAGCTTCACGTGCATTTTGTTTAACTAATTCAAATGCATCTCTATCCATCCATTTAATATATTGTTCTTTATCATAACCAATAATTGAAAATCGAATCCTATTTAAACCAGCATCAATACAATCTTTCATATACTGACCTTTAAATCTAAAGCCATTAGAACAAATATCAGCTCTAGCTCCATATTTACGTACTATTTTAATATACTCTGGTAATTTACGTACTAATGTTGCTTCTCCACTACCTTCTAAATTAATAATTTTTACACCACGTTCAGCACATTGTTTAACAATATCCTCAAACATATCAAGTTTCATTACTTTAAGGAAACCTTTATGCCTACCAGGATTAGTTTGTGGGCACATTTCACAACTGTAATTACACCCACCGTTAATTTCAATTACTGCTCGTTCTAAATTCATTTTAATTTTTTACCTAATACATGCTTATAAAACATATAAAATATTAAAAATATTTCATTAGTATTTTCAGTACTATTATTAATTTCAGTTTTAGAAACATCATGTAACATTTCGTAACACCATTCTTTATTTTCCTGAGTAGGAAATAATTTATAATCTTCAATTGCTGCCTCTAATATTCTATTTCTTCCTGTGCTATAGTGAATATGTTGTTTAGTTAATTTTTTAGTTATTTTATATATTAAAGATGCTTCATCATATCGTTTATGATACTTTAAAGATTGAGCTAAAGGCCATGAAATGCTTAAAAGAGCTCTCCAAAAATTATCTAACCCTTTAGGATTATCACCTAACTGATTCTTATAAAAATCTACGCCTGTAGTATCTGTATAATGTTGATACAAAGATGATTTTCTGCCTAAAATTGAATTAAAATAATACGATGTAATTTCAATAACATCTTCAGAACAATAATTAGCTTCTAATAACATCCAACAGGCACCACATAAATTTTGGTAATGAAAATTTTCTGGGAATATATTATTAAGAGCATTATTATAATCATTGTATAATGTCTTTATATATTCAGCATTAATATCAATGTGTTGTAACTTATTAGGACTAAATCTATATGCTTTATCTGGGTCTCCTTTACAGTTTACAGAAAAATATTTTACAGATTCTAAAACAACTTTCTCAACTAACTCATCAGTAGTAGAAGTATTTTCTTTTAATGTATCATTAAGCCAATACCTATACTTATTTAGTAATTTATTCCAGGTTTCTTTACCAGACTCTTCCCATATAACATCATCGTATATAGAATGATCTAATTTTGAATTAGTTTCTTTAAAATAATCAGTTGATAAATAATCATAAATTAAATTATTATGATTATGAGAGATTCCATATTTTTGAATTGCAAAGTGGCCCCCATTAATATGGTCTGAGGTTAATGATGTAGCAAATTTCTGTTTATCAAAGGCTAACATTAAACACTACCCATAACTTTATTATAGGCTTGCATAGCTGCATCTGATGGTTCCATTTTAGGATTTTTTTCCATTAATGATGAGCTTATGGCTCTATATTCATCAAATTTACCAGCATAGTATGCTTTAAAACCGTATTCTTCCATTATATCCGAATTTGTCATTCCCATAAAACTTGTACACCAATTAACACTAAAGCTAAACCTAGGGACACTCCTGTTTTAATATCAATTGGCTGGTTAAAATAATAATAAGTACCCCAGGCATAGATAAATATGCCGCTTGCAAAGCCTATAAATCTTTGAGGCCACATTATGTAGTCAAATGCTATTACAGTATATTTTGTAGCATAAATGAATACTAATGAAATTGGAATCCCTAAAAGGGATACTAATAATGGGTTTTTTTCTATCCACTTCCAAATAAACTGTCCATTTAATTGGTAGAAAGTAAAAACTTGACCCAACATAAACAATAGTATACCTATTGATAAAGATTTTAAATCATTCATTGTAAAATATTATTTATGATAAAGACTATATTCATAATGTAAGTCTACACTATCTTCTTTAAATTGAACTTGTTCATTTAGTGAGTCTAAAGTAATTAATTCACCTCCAAATTTATTTAATAAAGAATAGATTTCATCTTTAGTTTCTATTACATTTAGAGTACTTCCACTTGAAAACTGGATAGTAGTAAATGAATTAGGTCCATTGTTTGTATCATCTTTTTTTTCAAATGAAAATGAAACTATAGCTTTTATAGGAATTAAATGGAGTTTATGATTTCCATATCCTGTTAATTCTATATACTTCATAATTGATCGTATTTAATTTCATTAATTAATCCTTCTAATGGAATTTTAGCTTCATAAGCTTGACCAGACTCAATAAGTTCAAGAATTCGATTTAATTCCACATAAAGATATTCTTTATTTTTACTGTCCATCACTTTCAGTATTTTCAGGTTGAGCATCAAACATTGTATAATCTACTCCTTCAGGGAACATTGCTTTAAATTTTTCACGTCCTGAAATGCGGTAAATTTTAAGTAGTTTACTATTTTGATTTAAACGAATTTTATAATCAATAAAAGATTCATTTTCACCTCGTTTAGCATCCAAATTAATATTGAGTAAACTTTTTTCTTGTTGTGTCTTTTTAGCCATAAGTTAAAATATTAAAGTAATAAATCGTTATTTTCTAAACCATACCAAGCTCGTTCTAACCAAACTCCAACTCGGACATCTTCCATTTCATCAGTTACCTGAACATCATTTTCCCATCGCTCATGAGCAATAGTATAAATCATAAAGTCGAATAAATCACGAGCTTTATCTTTATCTCCTAATTTAACTGCAGCACGAGCTGCTGCAAATGTTTTATGTAATAAACCTTTATTTTTTTTAGCCATAACCTATTTATTTAGTTTTAGTGAATTTACCTGTTTTACGATCATATGTAATCTTATAACTACCTAGTTTTATAGTAAAACTATTTTTAATCTTTGAAAATACATCTTCCCAATCTCCAAATAAAAGAGAAAATATAAAAACAGCAACTACAACTAGTATCATTGGAAGAATTTGTAACATAACTTTAACTTATTTATTAATGTATAAATATACGAACCTTATTTTGGGGAACCACATTATTTATTTTGATTTGCAAAAAATCCCATTACTTGATCACTAACCATTGCAACCATTTCAGCATCGTATTTTTTAACAATTTTGTACTTACCATTACTATGAACATCAAGTGTAACGTAACTACCATTATCAAATTGACCTTTAACACGTTCAGTACTGTAAATATTTCTACCGTAATTACTACGATCATAATCAGTGAAAATACTAAATTTAGCTGTTGGGAATTTTTTACGTAAATTCTTTAAAGCAATAGCAAATCCATTATTACGTCTACGAGTTTCTTCCATTTCGTATTCAGCACGATCACGTTTAAAATTTAATTTAGTAAGTAAAGTAGCTGGTTTAACATAACGGTAACTACCTACTAAGCTTTCACACTCAAATTTTCCACCAGCAAAGTCAAAGAAATGAATTTCAATATCAACTATTTTATCCTCTTCACGGCTATAACGCTTACTTAAAAGACTAATACCACCACGCTTACCTATGTAGCTAACATCATTAACTTGGAAATTAGAATTATCATAGCTATAACCTAATTCAACATCTTCAACTACATTATAGATTTCAAAATTATTCTTAAAATCAACACCTTTAACAAAACCGGCATCAATTAATGCAATTTCTGTTTGCTCATTTTTGATTTTAGCGCTTTGTGATCTAATTGCTTGATCATTAATAAATTCTTCTAGTTGAGTTTGTTGTTTTGCATTTAAAACAACTCCTTGAAACAAATCTAACTGCATTTCCATAACCTTTATTTTATAATTTATCCTTATTTACCCTGTAAATATACGAACAAATCCTCGGGGAACCACATTTCTCGCAAAAAAAAGCCCCGCTTTCGCGAGGCTTCTTAATTTTTAATTAATCCTTACTTACTTCTTCAGGATATTAAATAATACAAACGCACCTACTAATCCAAGTAAGCCTGCTGCGTCTAAATTGCCTAAAATTCCCATGATATTATCTACAACAGATATATCTTTCCAGAAGGGAATATTGGCTCCGCCAAATAGTACTTCTAATACTATTCCTAAAGAGATTACTGAAATACCTATCTCAGTAAGTTTGTTGGCCCAAGAGCCAATTTTGCTTAAAATTTCCATTTAATAAAATTTAAGGTTAAACTTATATAACTACCGATCGAGTTTTGGTAACTATAGCAGTAGAGCAAATACTGCGCGTTGTGTAGTAATACATATAGAAAGGGGGTTGCAAAACAACCCCCTCCACTATATTTGTTGGTTAACTTAGAAGTTATACTTCAAAGAAGCATTCCAAGTACGTCCAAATCCAAACCAAACTGAATTACGAACATCAACACCATTCCAAGTAGTTGAAGTTTCATCAGCATGAATACTTGTATTTGATTCTGCAATATAAACAGCATCTAACAAGTTATTTACGTTAAGACGTAATGTCCAGTTTTTAAAACGAGACGTTAAACCTAAATCAACTAAACCATAAGAAGGTAATTTAACAGCACCTCTATTATCAGGAGTGTAAAATTCTTCATCTACAATTGAATAGTCAGCATATAGACCATCTACTAAACGAAGACCTAAATCAATACTAGTAGATTTAATCAGCTTATAATCAGCAGTAAAGTAAGCAGTAGTTTGAGCTGCATCACCTACCTTAGCACCTTTTAAGTACAATGTACCTTCACCAATTTGAACTTGATTATCATCAAATAATGCTGCTGTGAAATCTTTAGTATATCTCCAGTCACCTAAAGAAACCATACCTTTCAATCTCAACTTACTAGTAGCAAAGTAATCTGCTTCTAACTCAATACCGTTGTGACGAACGTCAATATCTGTAAATTGAGCTGAACCATCAACACCTTGAGAATTACTCAATGATACTGTTTGGAAACGATTTCCCCATGTAGTAGAATAAGCATTAACATTAACAGTTAAATTCTTAGCATTATAACCATAACCTACTTCAAATGAAATAATTTCTTCATTTTCTAGATCTGGGTTGATTGTGTTTCCATAATTAGGGAATACAGCACCAAATTGAGCTTGACGCGAAATGTATCCTGTATTTACAAATATATTATGTACATCAGAAACGTTGTAGTTAACACCACCTTTTGCATATCCACCTAATTGATTATGAACATCTGAGATAGGCATTTCTGGTTGGTCGAAATAATCTTTACGTTGGAAAGATTGATTTGATAAACCACCCTGAATTACTGCATTATACTTACCGTCTTTATTATACTCAACTAAACCATTCAAACCTTGCCATCCTACAACACCTACGTTATAATAGTCAATTTTTGGACCGTTTAATCCTGTATTATTAAATGGGCTTGCATTAACTGTAGTGTTAATAATTTGACCATTTGAATTCTTATTTCCTGTTGAATAATATCCATCAAGACCCATCAAGTTATTTACTACACGATAGTGATAACCTGTATAAGAACGTAAATCAACACCAATCGATGTTTTAAAATTACCAAATTGTCCTTCTAAGTTAGATATAGCACCAACCCAGTCATGTGAATTCATAGAAGCTCTACGTATTAGTATAGCTCTATTTACACTACTATCTTGGAAACCATTTGAACCTATTCTTTGACCAGCAAATCCTGAAATATCACCTGTGTAACCATCAGTTGAATTTTGGTTTGAAGCAACAATTGCATCAAAATCAATAGCACCAGTAATAGCATCACGTGAACCATTTCCATTTTCAAGATAATGTTCTGTAAGGTCTTTTCTAAATGGTAGGATATCAGTTGCACTGTTGTAATAATTTTTACCACGTGGTCCTGTTCCACCACCTCTACCAGCTGAACCATACATTGAGGTAACTAGTTTAAGGTTGTCTGAAATTTCCCAATCCCAGTTGAATGTTGCTAATGGTTTGTTATAGAAATTTCTACGCATAGAAAACTCTTCACCATTTAACATACCACCATTAGAATTCCATCTACGGTTAATATCACCAGTTTCTAGATCATCTCTATCTCCATGGAAATTTTGATAATCACGAATAGAAACCCAAACGTCTCTTTGATGATGTTGTTGTCCTGCACCTAAAAAGGTAAAGTTTAAGCTATGAGCTGAACCTTCTGGAGCATAACCTACAGCAGCAAAGTAGTTATAACCTTCACCTGCAGTACTGTTAATGTATCCATTACCTAACCATCTACTTAGAAGGAAAGATGTTGCCCATCCACTCTTATTTTTACCACTATTCCAAACAGCTGATGTTTTAAAGTAACCATCGTTACCTGCCATTTGAGTCAATGATCCACCTGCTTTTTTATCAGCAGCTTTTGTATAGATACTTACCGTACCACCTACAGAAGGAACTGCTAACTTAGAAGCACCTAATCCTCTTTGGATTTGGATTCCAGAAGCTACATCAGTTAAACCTTGCCAGTTAGACCAATATAATCTACCATTTTCCATATCATTAACAGGTTGTCCGTTAATAAGGAATGAAGTGTTGGTTTGATCAAATCCTCTCAATGAGATTCTTGAATCACCATATCCACCACCTTGCTTAGTAGCATAAACACCTGGAGTAGTGTTCATAATTTCTGGGAACTCTAAGTTACCAGTCTTTAAAGAAATCTCTGCCATAGAGATTGTTGACACTGCTATTGGAGTCTCTCTCACTTTAGCAAGATCAATGACCCCTGATGAAACTACTATCTCTTCGAGCATAGTTGCATTCATTACAGAATCAATGGCTTTAATGTCAGCGTCTGCACTTGTTTGACCAAGAGCAACATTGACAGAAAATAGCATACCAATTAATAGGAATGCGAATTTACCTTTTTTCATTGTTTTGAATTTAGTTAATATTAATGAACTGTGAATATAATAAAAAAAGGCGGCAAACGCCACCTCAAATTATTAAGTTTTAAAAAATATAAAATTAGTATTTAAATAATTCCTTTTCATACTTGTTATACATATTATACCAAAAAGTGAGAGGCATAACACCTCTCACTCTTTCTTTCCGGGCTTACCTAAAATTTTAATTACGAATCCATTCTATCATCAATATAGACATTATAGTCTTCAATCATATCTTCGATAGTCATATTTTCATATTGTTCTTTATCACCTCTTTTTAAGTCACGCTCAACAGAAGCTAAATACATTTCTACATTTTCAGCAGGCTCTCTTTCTAAAGCATTTTGAAGTTTCATCAATTTTGATTCTATTGATGGCATATCTTCATTTAAGAAATTTTTCCATTTAGACTGGTATGATTCATCCATCATATCATCTTCTACAGGAGCATCAGCTATTTGATCTAAGAATGTATCTACCCAAGCATCCATTTTAAGACTAGTTTTAGCAGGAATCCATTCACCACCCATTACTGATGGAGAAAATAAATAAACATAATCAACACCTTTTGCCTCGTCTTTAAAGAATTGGATAGATGAAATTAAATCTTCATCACCCACAGTTACAGGACTATCTGAATTGTTAGCTTCTATATCTCCTGTTTCTGGGTCAATAAATGAAACGTATCCCATATTAGCTATTTCTTTAGCTTTTGCGTCAGTATTATAATGTTTATCTAATGCAACGCCTAAGTTTTCAGGGTAACCATCATAATGGTTATATGTTGTAGTAATTGTGTTATCATTATTTAAATAACCAATCAATGCTCTTGTAGCCATAATCTGCTTGTATTAATTTTATTATAAATATTAGAAAATATACTTAAATTTATATTATGCATTTAGTTTTATTCCTAAATCCCTTTTAATATCCTTTTTTACTATTTTTAAATATTTAGCTCTTTTAGTTTTATCTACAAATGGGACAGACCAAAATTGTTTTGTTTTAAACCAACGAGATAGTTTCCAACCAAATACAAATGTATAAACTCCCATTACTAACCTTAACTTAACTGAATTAAAATATAAGGTAATAACAGGTAACATTGGTGCACCATGTGTAATATATGTTCTAACCTTCTTATCTTTTAAAAATGGTTTAGGATAAGCATATGGTCCAATTACTGGTACAAACTTATAAGCAAATCCTGGTGTTAATACTTCATCAAAAAATGTTTCCATCTTTGGTGTCATTCTAAACCACCAAACTGGGGATATAAAATAAATGTGAGTAGACCAAGTAACTAAGTCTTTATATTCTGCAATTAAGTCTTCTCGATTTCTATGTAGTTTATCATCATATACATCAATTACCTCAAAAGTTTCGTCATATCGTTTCATTTGTCTTATAATAGTTTTAAATATACCATTATAACAAAATGATTTTTTATCAGGATGACCTATAATAACTAAATGTTTTTTTGTACTCACTTTACTTCAATTTATATTTAGACTTATATTCTTCTATAAATGAAGTTCCAACACCTAATTCTAATATTTCTGCGTTACTAGGAACCCCAGCAAGTTTATCTTGAGTTATAATCCAGTCAATGTTTTCGTTTCTCCAAACTTTCATTTTAGTTTTGGCATTTGAACGATTTGACGTTTTAAATACCATTACTACTGGTTGTTTATTATATGCCTTACCTTTTTCAGGTTTAACAAATGGGAATTTTTCACCTTTAGCTGGGAAATGGTCTACTTTATATGCACCATTAGGGTATTTATCAAGATCAAAATGATAAACTAATTTATAACCTAATTCTGGCTTAGTTGGTGTTTCATAACACGTTTGAACGTATTTAGTTCTTACTACTGATTCTTCTGTTGGTCTACCTCTACTCATCTATTATACTTTATATCTATTACCTTTTTTTTCGAGCATTTTATAGGCGTACTGGACTTCATTATAATTATATTCTCTCATTTCCGTAAGACCATTAACCATTTTAGGCAACCAGAAATTATGAAATCTACCTTTATACCCACCAAATACTTTTACTATTTCATCAAAACATTCTTTTTCAGTTTGTTCTAAAATATTATTATCTACCCAAACAGAAAGTCTAATTTTAAATTTATCAATTATGCCTTCATCAAGTTCCCTTCTAAATCTATCTTCAATATTAAATCCTCTATGTAAACCCATTTTCCAAACACGTTTATTAGATTTTACTAATGTAAATACTACTAAATATAACTTATATTTCATATTGCAAATATTTTATTTAAACGAGCACTACCTACAAAACCATATGTTTGTAGTTTTTCATGTAAATCAAAATCAAGATATGAATTCCATTGATCTACCATTTCTTTATTTAAATTAGAACCATTAATAGCATCAATAACAGCACCTCTAATTTCAATTGGTAAATGATTATTTTCACGTTCATGTTCAGTTGAATTTAACCATCTGGTATATTCATCTTGGCTCATACCACTATTTAATATTTTAGCTAAAACATCAATTTCATCAATATAATAATCACCAGTAACTTCATCACCATCATCAAATGCTTGATTCATTAATACTCTTAAACGTTTGATTTCTATTTCTAATTCATGCATAGTTTATTCTATATTTAATTCTTTCATCACTTCTTTCATGTGACGACATTTACGGTCTTTTGCTCTCCATTGACCCATACAAGTACAAGTTACTTTAGATTCACTGACATGCTTTACTACATACCAGCTATCTGGATCTGATTTAGATTCGAATTTCCATTCTCTTGGATTTTCGAATTTAGTGCTATTCTTTTTACGACCACGAGTTTCTTCTTTAGCTACTTTAATATCAGCAAGAGTAGTTTGTGGTAATACTTCAATCCAATCTGGTGTAAGATATGTTTTACCATCTGCTGGAGATGTCATTAAGCCATGATATGGGGTTCTTGATTCATAATGGAATCTACTTACACCAATAAAGGGACCTAGACCTTTTGGTTTAATAGTAAAACTAGAATCCTCAGTGTGCATAATACGGGTTCTAATATTTCCGTATTTATTTAAATTTTTAAATTTCCAGAGTGGCATGTATGTAACCTTTATTTATGCCGTAAATATACGAAAAATATTTTGGGGAACCAAATTTTTAATACCAAACTGCTGAAGTAGATTGATCATCTTCAAATGATTCTTTGGTGAAATAATAAAGAGCTAAGGAATATCTAGGAATATGTGGTGGAGATTTTACAATATCTGGATTCCCATGTAATGATTTTATTGAAGTATTAAATATAACAGCCGTATTCATTTTAGGATGAACTTCAACTATTTTTTCTTTTGTTTCATAGTCTAATAATTGCAAAGTTCCACCCCAATCATCTTCCCAAATAGGATTTAAATAAATTAATAGGTTAATTCTACGAAATAAAGGTTTGGTTGGGTGTCTACTATAATCAGTATGAATTGATAATTTACCACCTGAAAGTGTTTTATGTACTCCACCACCTGAATAGGTATCATCTGCAATAAGATTTTTAATCCCTGTTAAATGTTCAAGTTCTATAAGAAATGGTTGAGAATTAAAATATTGTAAATATTCCCATACAGTAGGCATATCTCTTTTAATATCTTCTATGTTTTCAACACACCATGGAGTAAAAAATTTATGAACTTGTTTATCTTTAACATATTCACTACCATCAGTTCCCCAATATTCAAATTTTTGCATTTCAATAAGGCATTCTTGAGCTGCTTTTGTTGGGAATAAATCATTAATAACCACATGAGGGTATGGTTTTGCTAATTGATAAGAAGTTCTTAAATGGCCTAAATTGATCATTTATTTAAATACTTTAAATAATCTTTTAGCCCTCTTTCTAAATCATATTTGGGTTTCCATTTATTTAGAAATTTTTCACTATTACTACAAGTATAATATTGATAACCTTCAGGGATCATACTTTCTGGATGGTATGTGAAAGGAATATTCATGATAGCCATTTTATCTTCAAAAGTTCTAGCTTCACCACTACCTACTTCATAAATCTTATTCCATAATAATAATTTATAAAAATTATCAAAGGCATGAATGTTAGCTGAGATAACATCTTTTATGTAAACAAAATCGCGTAATGGTTTTAAGGGAAATAATTTAATTTCTTCTCCATTTTGATTACGTTTATACATTTGATAGGCAACAGAAGCCATTTTACCTTTATCTTCTTCACCAGGTCCATAAACATTAAAATATCTTAAAGCTACACCATTATTAGATACAACATACCCTTCACCAGCATATTTACTCCACCCATATAAATTAGATGGGTATTCACCATTAATACCATAATTAGCTGCTGATGAAGAATAAATTAGTTTAATGTTTTTTTTATAACATAAATCTGTAATGAATTTAGTAACTTCATAATTAAGTAGCATCATATAATTTACATCTTGTTCTAACGTATCAGAACATGCTCCAACATGAAATACACCTATGATTCCTTCATCAAATATAGATTTTAAAAGAGATTTCCAGTCACCTTTTAAACTGTCTTTTTCAAATCTAAAAATTTCATACTTAGATTTTAATTTTTTATATAGATTTCTTCCTATAAATCCATCAGTTCCAGTAATTAAAATTTTATCTTTCATAGGTTTTTTTCTGGTGTTACAACTCCTCTTTTAGATACTACTTCAGCTGACATTTGATTAGCAAATTTAATTGCAAGCCGAGTGTCTTTTGTTTGGTAATATTTAGCAATAAAAGAAGCTACAAACGTATCACCTGCACCAGAAACATCTATTGTGTCTTGAGGATTAGATGATGGGTATTCTACACCTTGGTGTTGAGCTCCATACTTACCTAATGTTATAATAACATTATCTAATGTAATTTGTGGATTATTAATTCGTTCAGATTCATTTAATTTTACAAATGTAAAATCTTTAATAATATCATCAGTTAACTTACGTTTACTATCTAAAATAGATAAAGTTGATTTACGAGCAATTTCTTTTAAATCAGCGTTTGTTAGAAATCCCTTATTATAATCACTAACTATTACAATATCAGCTTTACCAATTAAAACATCAATATCTAATGACCATTCAAATGGTGTTATTTTTCCTTCCCCTTCGTCAACTCGTAAGAACATATGATTTGTTTTTTGCTCTACATAACGTGTTTTAGTAATGGCTTCAACCTGTCCTATAGACATAGTATAACTATCTGGTATAAGGGCTTTAATATTAGCTAGAGTATTACCAGCCATTCCTGGGTTTTTCGTGGTTCTAATTGGGTTTAAAATTGGAACCGGGGCTTCTGGTGATAAACGTTTTATATCGCAATAAATAAATTTATCAGCACATATTTCTCCTATGACTAGTATTTTTGGCATATGATTCTTTTTCAACTTGTAAATCTAAAGTAGCTAATATACATAATTTATGTAAATCAATGGTATCCATCAATAACATATCTTCTGAATCCAACATAAGGATTACATCCATTGGTTTAATTATCATTTTTCCCGTAAGAAACAAATTTAGGGGATTTTACTTTCTTTTTTTTAGCACGATAAGAAGGATGTTGTTTTTTAGCCCATTCATGCCATTCAATAAAGGCTTTATATCGTGCGATAGGTGAAGATTTACTCATAACAATTACAGTTTTTTTTACATTTTTGTTTATTACATGAATATACGGAAAAGAATAAAGTATAGCAAGCCCAAATTAAAACTACTATAACAAATGTTGCTTCAAAGAGACTATACATATTTTGTGTATAAATACTAAGAATTTAACTGTTTAGCGACTTTTAGCCAATATTTTTCAGTTCTCTTAATTTTATAACCTTTAGGACCACCATTCCAATTGCGAGCTATAACTTCATTACTATCATTTTTATGATGGTATTCTTTCCAGATAAAAAACATTTGAATTGATTTATTACGATCAAATCTATCTTTTAGTTTAAATCTTATATCTGAATTTGTTAATTTACATATACGGTTAACTTCTCTAACCATTATAGGTCTAATTTGTAATGCACCTATAGCTTCGTTTCCTATAAGATGTTTATCCCCAATAGCCGAATCATTCCCATTAGATTCAACCATAATAATAGCTCTAATAAGATTATCTGAAAGAACGGGAGAATGAATGGTTTTAGGTTTAATTTTAATAGTAGTTTCTTCATAACATACTTCTAATTCTTTGGTAGTATTCATACCCATAAATAAGGGCATAAATCCTAATAATATAACCTTTTTCATTTTTTTGTTTTTAATTCAACTTCTTTAATTGCAGATGCTATTAAGGCACATCCTTCATATTCTTCATGATATTCATGAATTTCTAAATTTTGTTTTAAAGTTTGAAGAATATCTTTTTTATCTAAAGTAATATCAAATATATCACCTGATTCTTCTAAATGAACCTCTAATACTGGGATGAAGCGTTTTTTGCTATGAAGATTTTTTATTGCTGTAGAAGCAATAGCTTTAGATATTTTAATATCTTTATTTTGCAATAATGATTCAAAATCTTCTACATTTTTAACTTTAATCCTTTTTACCATTAGAGTAAATGTTATTATTAATTATACTCTAAATGTACGAACAATTTATTAGGATTCCAAATTTAGAACAAATCTAAGAATTTACCATCACTATTTTTTTCACGTAACTTATCTAATCTATCTTGATCTTCTAACATTTTATCAGCTAGTCTTTCTAAATGTTTAGATTTTGTTCGATCATAATCATTTACAATTTTATTATGTTTCTTTTTTTTAAGTAATGGAATTCTTTTTTTCATCGTTTACCGCCATGATATTCTTTAGCGTGTCCTTCTGAGATTAATGTATTATTAACACTTATTTTTTCTGTTAAATTAAAACTTGAAAGGAATATTTCTCCTAAACACCTACCATATTTACCTACTCCATGAGAAACTAAAATAAACTTATTATCATAATCTTTTAATAACTCAATCAAACGAGCTTTAGCAGCTAAACCTTTAACTTTTTCTTCTTTATCTCTAGTTCTTGATTCCCAAGCATCCATCCCATGCATTCTAATTCTTACTTTTTTTAAAGTATCAAATCCTAAATCAACTAAGGCATCTACCGTGTCGCCATCAACTACTCTATCTACTGTTGCTTTATAAGTGTACATAATATTTATTTTCTTGATACTAGACTATAAGGATCATCATCATCATCTTTAGAATCACCTAATCCTAATTTTTCTAGTTGTTGTTTCTGGTAATCATCCATTTCCCATTCAACATTACTTTGGTAAGTAGGAACATGGTCTTCAATACCTTTAATCTGTTTGTCACTAAATATATCTCCAACTTGTAAAAAATAATGATTATAACAAAGTAACTCTATATTTTCTTTACGATAGTTATTTTTATTATTATCTTTAAAATTAAGTAATAATGGAATTTTATAGTCACTTACTCTACGTTCATGAAAACTACATACTGAACATTCTTCCTTTAAAAAACCTTCAGTGATTAATCTATACTTTAATTTATCTGGGCTAAATGATGAGGCATCTATTCTACCTTCAATTATATCAAGTAGAGCAGGTTCAGGTCCACCTGCTCTTAAGAATTTAGGTATACCCTTACCAGCTTGGTTTTTATGTTGTTCAAATAAGTTAGGATAACCTTCTTCAGTAGCATCATAAGTTTTAGCCCACTTTTTATAATGAATATAAGATACATGCAAGTAACGAGCTGCTGCTTTATTACTCAATGTTTGAGACATAGCAGCTAAAATTTGTTCTTTACTTAATGGTTTTGCACTGGGCATTTAGTCATCTAAAATTATAGTCTCGTTAAATGTATGATCTCCTTCTCCAAATTGCACGTTTAATGCTTTTTTTGGTTTAGCGTTACTACAATTAACACAGACTTTATAACCATACATTGTAACTCTTAATTCAGGCATATCCTCCCCACATGAAATACATGGGATCATCTTCATATTTTGAGGTATCTTCGACATTTATTAATCTTTGAGGATACATATTATAGATTTTTGAGGAATTTATATAATTGTTTTGGTGTTTTTATCATATGAACTTTTCCATCTTCAGTTCCTATACCTAAAAGTTCTCCATCTTCAGCAAAACGTTCACAAATCCACCACCAAATAATATCAGCTTTATCATACCCAACTAACATAACAATTAAATTTTCTATTGCATGGTAATAGTTCTGAGTGAAGCCTAATAAATCAATTCCATAGTCTTCATGCAACTTATTATCAGAAACAAAGGTCTTATCTAGAGTACTAATAGTATCTATAAATAATAATTCTTCTCGTTCTGCTTCAGATTTAGGAGATTCCTTAATAGTTACATTGTCACCTACAAGTTCTCGTAAAGGTTTTAATATATTTTCATTTTTCATCATTTAGAAATAGAAAAAATACTTAAAAATTGTTTTAATTCCATTTTTTTCCTTTTAGCAAATAATTTTGCAGCTTTTAGTCTACTAGAAGAATAAATTATACTAATAGGTTCTTGTTTTTGATCATTTTTTGAGTAAAAAAAGTATTTAGCCATTTGGTAAAAATTTATTTAATAATTTAGAATTATCTACAGGATTATGAGCTGCATGTTCTCCCCATTTAGTAGCAAAAAATTGATGTGCTAATTGTTCTTTAAGAGTAGATTCAGCATCTTGTTCAGGTGTTTTACGAGTTGCGGCACCTGCGAAATGATAAAAATTAACATATGCTCTTTTCATAATAAAATTATGATATTCACATTTTAAAAAGAAATCCCAATCAACTACATGAGGAGAAGGATACATAATATCCCAACCACCAACAGCTAAATAATCATACTTACTCATCATAAAAGGTAATGTAGAACCATTTAATTCAGCTTGTTTATATTGTGTGTCTTCAAATTCCCAATATTTTTCCAAATCAAAATCTTCAGGTGATTTTCCTAAATCTTTAATTATAAATTGAGAGAACATTGAAGGTTCAGGTTCAATTTGATTAGGAGATACTACTACACCTTGTTGTCTAAACGGTAACAATTTTTCGTCCCAATTACGCGGGAATACGTTGTCATCATTAACTACTAAAATAAAGTCATGTGTTGCGTTGTAAACACCCCAATTCGTTGCTATAGGCAAACCTTGATTATCACCCAAATCTAATACTACAACATTAGGATATTTATCTAAAACTGGTTGGTTTAATTCTAAAAAACCATCTACAACAACAATAATTTCATTATCATTGACTTGACCTTCAAATGCTGATTTAAGGCATAAATCTAGATATTCCGGTTCCTTATAAGTAGGAATAATTACACTAAAACTCATACCTTGCTCCAATCAACCACCGGACTTAAATATTCGGTTTCTACGTGAGTTAAACAACCAGGAATACTAGAAACTAAATTACTACCTTCCTGCCATAAACGAGTAAATTTATTATGATCATCTGTAAAACCACGATCTAAATCACAATATTCTCTATGGATAGATAAATGTTTCTTAAATGTATTAAATTTACAAGCATAAGTATTTGTAGTTGATGGAGTAGTTCTCCAGTGAGTACTTTTAGTTACTAAAATTGTACTTTGAAGATTTTCATACATAGGTAGGAAATACTTATCAGAATGATCATATAATGTAAGATAATCAAGATTCATTTGGTTAAATCCTTCTAACATTATTTTTACCCAATTAGAAGTATGTATATAATCATCTTCTAAAAAATATATAATATCATCTTCTGGAATGTCTTGTTTTGCTACATGATTAACTACATTAAGAAAACTTCTAGCATCATCACCTCCTTTTAGTTTAACTATATCATTATATCTATTATTATATTTGTTAATAAAATGATCCTCATCAGGTTCACCATCAAACATAATAGTAAGTTTTACATCTTTTTTATGCTTACTTAGGGTTTTAATTAGATTTTGAAAACATTTTTCACGTGAAAACCATTCTGGTCTACTTTTTCCTACTGAATTAGAGGAAAAATTACAATGTCTTTGATAAATGTGTATCATGATAAAAATTTAATATATTCTTGTCCAAAATTGTCAATAACGAATTGTTCATCTTCTCCTGTGGTAGAATGCATATCAGTTCTTCGTTTAAACTCATCTGCATCCCTTTCTCTTTCATAAAACCATTTATTATATTCTGCATGGTCTGGGTTATTAAAATTATATTCAGATATGTCTACTACAAATCCAGGAGTTATTTTAACTGAACGATAACCTGAAGATATATAATGGGTGTTTAGTTTATCTCCAACAAAAGTATGAGGCCAATTAGAAAATGCTTCATGCCATAAATCAAATTTATCTAATCTAAAAGCAGCAAAGAAAATTGTATCATAAATTTCTAAATCATTAAATAATTCTTTAGAGTCAAAATATGGGTCAAATGTTTTTTCCATTGAGAAAAACCCAGGTTTTCTTTCACGTTGTAAACCTAATGATGCAATTTTAGGATCTGTATCAAATATTTCTAGACATTGATCAAACCAATCAGGTTTTGATGGGGAAAACCAACCATCATTATCTAATAATAAAATATGAGTAAAATCTTCTGGTTGGAAATATTCTGTAAGCAACATCCAAGCTCCACCTACTCTTAGATTTTCTTCTGGGAAGATAAGGCCTAAATCATATTTTTCTTGGTTTTCTTCTAACCATTCTCTAGTTCCATCAGTAGAACCATTATCACAAACTATAACAGTACTACCTTCAGGTCTTACTTTATTAAGTAGTTCAATAGTACCTTGTGTATAAGATTGCCTTTGATATGCAACTATAAAAATTAATAATTTATTTTCCATATACCACTCCGGCTTTATTATAAATGCCTTCAATTAAGGTAATAACATTATATGTTTGAGCCAAATTAAAATCTTTTAAATTTTTATAAACATCAGGATGGTTAGGACACGAACCTTGATAAGAACCATATGAATTAGGTTGATTTGCTTGGTCATATTTTTTACTAATTCTATCATATTCTGTAGTACTCCCATGACTTAAAAACGTTGCTGATTCTATTATATTTAGGGCTTTACCTCCTATTTTTATATAACCATTTGATCCTAATAATGAAATAGAACTTTCAATGTTACGTGGTTCTGTAGCTATTGTAGATTCAACAGTACCACCAAATTCACCATAATCAACTAGGGAATATACTGTATCTTCAATTACTCCATCTTTATGTTTAGTAGTATATAATTTTGTAGCAAGTACTTCTTTAGGGGCTCCAAGTAAATATTGTAATATATCCAAATAATGAATCCCAGTTTCATATAAAATACCTCCACCTACTTCTGGTTCACCTCTCCATCCTGAAAAGTATTCAAGTGGGCGTTGCCATCTTTGAGTAAAACTAAAGCCTCTAATTTCCCCTAATAATTTATCTTCAAGTACCTCTTTTAATAAGTGTACTGTTGGATTTAATCTAACTTGTAATACACAATAAGCAGTTTGCTTACTTTTTTCAGCATGTTTTTGAATAGCTTTCACATCTTTAATATTAAATGCTACAGGTTTTTCAATTAATACATCACATTTGTTAGATAAAGAAAATTCTGCTTGTTCTTTATGTAAAACATTTGGGGTAGCAATAACAATGAAATTAACATCTTCGTTTTTAATCATTTCTTGGTAATCAGTATAATATGATACATTATATCTTTTACCTAAACTTTTAGCTAATGTAGGTTGTATATCACAAACTGATGTTAATTCAAATTCTTCATTAGCTTCTATTGCTTCTATATGTCTTGGAAATATGCCTCCGCAACCAATAATTCCTACTTTATACTTCATCTGTTTGTGAGTTCTCTAATTCAACTAATTCTTTTTGAAGATCAGATTTAATTTCCATGAGTTTATCATATTCTTCTTCAATATCTAATTTATTGGGATTTGATGGATGATAATTCCAAACTTCTTCTATTACTGTATTAACAGCCAGAATATCTTCCATTAGTTCTCTTTTTTTATTCATACTTTTTTACTTTTGAAATAGTTTTCATTAATAAATTTAGCTTTAGCTTCTGCTATAGGACAATTTCCAGTTATTCCTAGTCTTTTAATTGCTGGTTGATCATAAACTACATAAGGATAATGACCATCTTTAGGACCTCTAAGTCCTAGTTCTGATTTAATTCCTGTCATATGAAGTTTCATTTGACTATAAGCCATTAAACAAAGAGGTTCTGCTAATCTAAAATTAAAACCTAAGTATTCATGATAATATTTACTAGTTTGACCTTGATTACAAATTGCTCTAATTTTAGAAGCATCTAATTTAGAATTTTTAGGAACACAAATCATTCCACCTTCAAAAGTATTTATATTTTTTGTTTTTTGGAATGAAAAAGTACCTACATCTGAAAGCATTCCTGCTAATTTACCATTTTGTTCTGCTCCAAATGATTGTGATGTATCTTCAATTACTACTAAATTATGTTTTTTAGCAATTTGGTTAATTTTATCCATTTCACATACTTGCCCATATAAATGGACAGGCATAATAGCTTTTGTTTTAGATGTAATGGCGGCTTCAATTAAATCAGCATTAATTAAATAATCTTCTTCATTAATATCTACAAATACAGGTTTAGCACCTGATACAATAATAGAAGTTACAGTGGAAATAAATGTAAATGGAGTTGTTATAACTTCATCATCAGATTTTAAATCCATAGACCATAAAGCAGCTATTATAGCACTACTTCCATTATTAACTGCAATACAGTCTTCTAAGTCAAAGCGATCTTTAACATAATCTTCAAAAATATTTCTAATTACTACAGGCATTATTTTAATGTTTTTTGGTACCAACTAATAGTTTCTCCTAAACCACGTATATAGTCAGTAAGTTGATAATTAATAAGTGATTTAATTTTTTTATTACTAGCTATATGACATTCTACATCAGCTTTTCTAGCTGGCTTATAGATTATATCTTTTACTTTATAATCCATTCCTTTCATAATAGTACAAATATCTTCTACAACTTCTTTAATAGTAATTTGACCATCTGTAGATATATTTACTGATTCTTTAGGAGATAATTTATCATAAACCTTTATAATAGCATCTACAGTATCATGTACATAAATAAAATCCCTACTTTGTAATCCATCACCCCAAATTTCTGGTGATTGACCATTAATTAAGTTAAACATAGTAACAGGGATTACAGCAGCCAAGGGGGGTTTTGCATTTTGTCTAGGACCATAATTATTAAATGGTCTAACTATAAAAGCATCTAACCCAAAACTATCAACCCAAGATTCTAATGCCTTGTCAGCACCTACTTTTCCAGCAGCATATGTTGTTTTTGGATTTAAAGGATGATCTTCATCCATAGGTTCATAAACAGCACTACCAAATACCTCTGAGGTAGAGAAATGAACTAATGTTTTAAACTGATTTTTACGTTGCAGTTCTAAAAGATTAATAATAATATTTGTATTACAATGAAACCCATTAGAAGGATTCATAAATGTATAATTAATTGGTTTTGTGGCACAATTAAAAACTATATCAATGTCGTGTTTGTCAAATATATATTCTAAAGAAGTATAGATTTCACAATCATCTTTATAAAGGATAATTCCTTTTTTAAAAGCATCTTTTAAATTATCTTCATCTCCAAGAAACATATTATCTACTACAATTACCTGTTTTGCTTGTTCTGTAAGTAATCTATCAACTAAATGACTACCTATAAATCCAGCTCCACCTGTAACTAAGATTGTACTATTTTTTATTTTAGGTCTGGCTATCATAATTTATCTCCAACTTTTAAATTAGCATCAGTTTCATAATCAGTTACATATAAAGAACCATCTACAGTTTTAATTACAAAACACTTAGTATCAAAAACTTCAACTATTTCACCTTGTTTAGCATTAGAGTAAGATATTCTACTATCAAAGGGTTGAGCTTTCCATATCGTTACATTTTTAGTAGGGGTAAAAGCTCCAGGGTAAGGTTTAGTAACCGCTCTTATAAGATTGTATATTTCTTTAGTAGTAGATTTCCAATCTATCATTCCATCTTGTGGGGTACGTTTTGGATAATAGGTAGCTTTAGAATGGTCTTGTTTAATTAAAGAAACAGTATTATTAAGTATTAATGTCAAATTCTTTTCAAGTAATTTTCTTAAGCAGATTTGAACCTTATAATACGAAGTTTTAATATCATCCCACTCGTTTAAATCATATTCCATGTAATCAATTATATCACCGGAATCAGCTCCAGGATCTAAATAAAATAGATGTATAATAAATTTAGTTTTACCTTCGATTAAAGACCAATTTTGAGGGGACCTTCCTCTACCCTTAGGAAGCAATTCAGAGCTTCCATGAGCTCCTAAAGCTCCTAATTTTAAACTTTTAATAATACTGTCAGGGACAAGTCTTTGCCATCCAAACACCATTAATAAATCAAATTTATTTGTTTTGAAAAACATGATGTCCCTTTCCCCTTTTAAATTAAATCTTTCAGGGTAATAAATAGGAATATTATGTTTTTTTGAAATATCTGTAAAATCCTTATACCCTGATACATTAAATTTTACTGCTTGCTCGGGGGTAAGGGATATGATATAATCTATTCGGGTACCATTATTTAATAAATGGGTTAATAATTCATAACCTGATTCGATACAATTTATAAAAGCTGTTGTTTTCATTTTTAGTAGTTTTCTAAGGTAGTTTTATTATACCACCAAACTGGGTGTGTCAAAACGTATAATTTAGGAGTATTTTTTTGCAGCCATTCAAACATATCACCCTCCCTCCACCTTGCACCAGAATCAGAAATATATTTCATGTTTTGAGTAAATACGGGGAAATAACTTTCATACTCTATGTTAAATTTTGTAATGTTTTCAGGGGTTATTTGAATTTCTGTTCTTGTAGGTTCATGGGTTGAAACACCCTTAATTTTAGTTTGAAAAATAGAATTAAATGAATTAATTTCTTGTTGGACGTAATCATTTGGGTGTTCAGACATACAGAAAGCAAAAGCGGGCTCTTGGTGAAGTCCAATTTCATGGCCTAAATTTTGGATTTTTTTTATTATGTTATAAGAATTATACTCTAAAGGGTTATAGTGTCTAGAGTGTAGTCTAATAAAATATGATGAAGTAACACCTAACTGGTTTTCAATTTCAGCTAACTTTAAAGCTCCCTCTAAGGAAAAATCAATATCATGTCTTAACATAACTACCCTGTCATGTTTAACAATTTCATTATACTGTTCACATCTTAGAAAAGTATATTCTTTATCTAAAGCTAGTTGAATTGTATTTTTATAGTGGGTATATGTAAATCCTGAGTCGTTCATTTAATTATTTCTTTTATTTGGTTTATTATTCCTTTTGGAGAATAATACTCTTCCATCCATTGGATAATTCCTTCATACATTTCAATTAAAATTTCATTAGGTAAATTAATATATGTTGAAATAATAGAATTTATTTGACTTGGATCTGTTTCTAAATCTACAAAAGGTAATATAGGTTCACCAGTTAATTTTACAATAGCTTCATGAGTATTATGCAAAGTACAAAAAACTATATTAGAAGTTAACACAGCTTCAATAGCTGCTACTCCATATGTTCCCCAATCATTAAATTGATCTATATAAAATAAGGATTTCATTTTATATTCTATTACTTTAGGATGAGAAATACCATGATCAGTAATAAACTCAACATTATTTGGAAGATTGACTAACTGGTTTGTTATAATATCTGTACCTTTAGTATGTGTGTTTGATGGTATATGTGAAATTAATCTTTTAGGTAATTTAAGTTTATTTTTAAAATTATTAATAAGTTTTTCTTTATTAAAATCAATATAATTATAAACTAAAAAAGGTAAATCATTTGCTTCTTTATTGGATATTTTATATAAATCAAAAGCATACAGATGTTTATAGATTTTATTCCTTAAAGGATGATTATTATAAAACTGACTATTTGCTCTATAATGAGATCCAGGGTGCCAGATTATAAATTTTTTATCTAAGTTAAGTAAATCTAGTCCTAGTAAATTACTAAATTCTCTTAAAGTTCTATACGTATTTCCTATAGGATGCCCTTCTTCTGCAAATATTATAACGTCGCTTTTTTTTAAAAAATGTTTAGCTTCTAGTTTTTGTGTTTCATTACATTTTTCTAAATCATAATCATGTTGAAGGTTATAATTAAAGGGATGTGGTCTATAACAAATAGATCTAGCTTCTATATCCTTACTATGCTTATTTAAGCAATAAGTATATTCAGTAAGAACATTAGCAAAATCATTTTCTGCTAAAAAACTTATCTTCATTTGTTATCTTTTTTTACTTGGGCTGGGTTACCATAAGCTATTTTACCTGGGAGGATAGATTTAGTAACTACAGAACCTGCTCCTATTAAAACATCCTTACCTACAGTAATACCACAAAGTATAGTTGAATTAGCTCCAATAGCACAACCTTCTTTAAATAAAGTAGGTCTAAAGTTTTCTCTAGCCCATTCTCCTTTAGCTTTAGGGTAAATGTCATTAGTTGTTATAGTGTTAGGTCCTAAAAATACATTATTTTCTAAAGTTACACCTTCATATAATAAACTATGATTCTGTATTTTACAATTATCACCTATAATTACTCCTATTCCTACATGAACTCCTTCTCCAATAACACAATTATCACCTATTTTAGCTCCTTTACTTATATGTGAAAAAGCCCAAACTTTAGTATTATTACCTATAGTAACTTCTTTATCTACAATAGCAGTTTTATGTATAAAATTACTCATTACTCACTTACAGCTTTACCTTTCATTTTTTCCCAATCACGTTCAGGTCTTACCTCAAGATTAGTTTTCCAACCTGCTTCTAAAGTATGCATTGGTGTGCCTAATTCTTTACCTAATGTAATTAAAGCATTTACATCTTTAGGAAAACATACACCACCATATCCTAATTTACCATCAGGTCCTGGAACGTGTAGATGACTGTCTCCAATTCTACTATCACAAACAAAACCATATAAAGCATCATCCCAATTAGTACCTAAAGCATCACTTATACGTTTAAATTCATTCATAATAGATACTTTAGTAGCAAAGAAAGAATTATTCATGTATTTAGTTAATTCAGCAGTAGTAGCATCTGTATGAATATAATGACGATTCATAAAACGTTCAGCAAATAACTTTTCTACTTTTTGAGTTAAATTTTCTTCTCCTCCAAAAATAATTCGAGCTTGAGTTAATGTATCCAATTTAGCAGTTCTTTGAGTTAAAAACTCAGGGCAAAATATAATATTAAGATGTGGATACTGTTCTTGTAATTTTACTGTTGTGCCCGGTAAAACAGTAGATTTAATTATATAAATAGGACCTTTTTTAGCATGGTTAAATACATTTTCAATATAATAACTATCCTGTGAACCATCTTTTTTCATTGGTGTAGGAACACAAACAAAAATAAAATCACAATCATGTACCTCCTCTAAAGTGTGCATACTTTTTAAAGGATCAACATCAAATATTTTAACTTCAGCTGTAGGGCTAAAAGCAAAGGCTTGTGATTCACCCACAAATCCATTACCTAATACCCCAACTTTTTTCATTGGTTTTCTTCTTCTTTCAATTATATCTCTCATAACTTTTCCAAATTGTTAATGTAATTTAATAATCTATCTTGGGGTTGCCAATCTAATCTTTCAATAGCATCATTATTTTCTCTAAGTGTTTTTCTGTAGTTACCTGATTGATCTGGAAGGTAGATGCAAGTAGTTTCAAATTTATTTTTAAACATTTGATATACCTCATTAAGAGAATAATTACAACCTGTACCTAATTCCCAAGCATCTTCATGTTTAATTGATTTCATTCCTACTCTCCATAAACCATCTACAATATCATCTACATGAGTAAAATCTCTTCGTTGTTCCCCATCACCTACAATTGTAATAGGTTCATTATCTCTTATTTGTCTTCTCCAAATTCCAATAACTGCAGCCCAGTCACCATCAATTACTTCTTTAGGACCATAAACATTATAAAATCTTACTATTTCAATGTCAATCCCATATGTTTTTCTATACATTTTACAAACTTCTTCACCAAGGTATTTATACGCTGCATAGGGAGATTGATATGGATCATGGTGTTTTGATGAAGAACCAGCATATACTAATTTTGCATTAGTGATTCTTGCAAATTCACACATTTCTTGTGTACCTACTGTATTAGCTAAAAATGTAGCTGTAGGATTATTAAATGAGGGTTGTATTCTAGATAACCCAGCAAGGTGGTAAATTAAATCATAATTTTGATGTAGGTTTGATTGGGATCTTTTCTCTTCAACTTTACCTATAATATATTTACATCCTCTTTGATGATTTTTTTCACTCCCAGTAGAATAGTCATCTAAAGAATGTACTTTATGACCTTCGTTTAATAATCTTTTTATTAAATTAGTACCAATAAATCCAGCTCCTCCTGTAACTAATATTCTCATAATATGCTAATTTTACCTCTTAATATATCCCAAAACATCATCCAGTCTGAAAGTTTAGCTTTAACAGGGTCTTTAAATGCTGCTGGTTCATTTTTTTCAAATAAATAATGACCAGTCCAAGCAAATGGGTAAATTATAAATGGTATTATAGGAATTAAATACCACAACCAATGATAAAATATTAAAGAGGTAATTATTAAAGTTACCCATTGACCTAAAAAATGTATTCTAATACAATTTTTGTTTTGATGTAATGTAAGATACATCTGATAATATTCTTTTAGTTTCATTAGAGTGTTTCGTAGTAAGAATTTTGTTTTTCTTGTCGTTTTATATCTTTAGGATGTAATAAACACCATTCTTGGTTTGGAGGTAAATCCGCATGAGTTTTATATCCAGTTAATATTTCATGTACTTTATTTACCCATTTTATTTCTGCGTTATTTCTGTATATTCTCCATTGATAATCCGGGAAATTTACCCAACCCCTATCATCAACCATCCAACCCCATTTATTAATATGTTCTTGAGTTAAACCTGAAACTGTATTAATTCTAGGTACTCTAAGTACATCTACATCATTAGCTTCTAAAAGTTGAGGTATAGCTGCCAAAATATACTCATTTACCATTTCATCAGCATCAATCTGATAAATATAATCACCATTACATAGACTTGTAAGATGATTTTTCATATTGGCAAAATGCCCATCAAATTTATAAGGATGCCAAATAAAATCGGGATATGTAACTACTGAGTGGGCTCTTAAATAATCTTCTACTGCTTTAGATCCGTTTTTAGAATCATATAATATTACAATTTCATCTTCTTCTCTTTTATTTTCAATTAAAAAAGGAAGTAGTTTTTGAATCTCATTTGATTCATTACAAACTGTAATTGCAAAGGAAATTTTCATGATTTTTCAAACACTCCAATATAATCCATAGCTTCTATAAAATCAGTTTCTTCAAAGTGTTTAATGGTTTTCATATTCATTTTCCACTTAAAATCTTTACCTTTAGCTTTAAATTTTTCTGATTCTTCTTTATCCATTAAAGTAGCTTTTACAGCTGCCCATCTCCAATTTTCTCCATTTGGACCATCAGCAAATACCATTCCTTTTTCTTTAATGTTAATAGTATTAGGTATCCAAATTAATCCTGTTTCTGGATCTTCCCAAGAAATATCTTTATATAACTCTGGGAGTGTGACTAGTTGTTCTTTATGGAATTCTGAATCTTTTTTCATTAGACTATTAGTCCAAAATCCACAAGATAAGCTTAAATAATTTGTAATTTTATCGTTAATTTCAGTTTTATAACATAAATCCCCTCCTGATTTAGGGCAATCTATTATTTGATCATAATTCATAGTTACTTCTTTTTAGGTAATTTTAATTTTGGTAAGTTCATCTTAGGCATATTTAAAGGAACTTCTTTAGGTAATTTATCAAGATATTCACTTAATAGCCCATCAAACTTAGTATGCATTGCTTCCCAACTAAATTTTGTTTTACTTAAATGAGCTTGACGTTTACCTAGTTCTTGATATTTTTTATAATTTTCAAATGTGTCAACAAATGCTTTACCAACTTCGGGATGAGCAGGTGAGAACCATTTAGAATCTTCAAGAATCATTTTTGGTACAGCTGCACTTTTATGGACATTAGTTAATGATCCTTTTAACATAACATTAAATTCAGGATTTAAAAAATCCATATGGCCACTATATCCACTTACAATAATTGGTTTTTTACTTAAACTAAACTCAAGTAGAGGGCGTCCAAAACCTTCACCTTTAGTTAAACTAACCATAGTTTTTACTTTAGGATGATTATAAAGTAAATTCATTTCAACATCTGAAAGTTCACCATGTAACAAATATATATTAGGAAGGTTTTTAGATACAACTGAACTTTTCAATTGGGTAATTTTTTTAAGGATTTGATCTCTATCTACATAAGATGCTCCCGCACTTGAAGTTTTTAAAATTAATGCAGGTTTATTTTTTTTATTTTTAAAAGTTTCATAAAAAGCTTTAATTAATAACCCTATATTTTTTCTATCTTCACCCATATTACCTTGCATCCAATGTCCTACTGAAAGATAGGCATAAGATTCTGGAATTTCATTTATATCTGAAATTAGGGGAGTAGCTTGCTTAGTATAAATTTGTTTATCTGTTAATGGGAAATAAGTAGATAAATCAGCTCCTTCAAATAACACTTCAAGTGGTTTTGTTATTTTAACTATACCTACTTTTTGTTTAGTTTTTTCATGGATTTTATCAAATTGAGAATCTAAAAATACTTTTTTAGAGTGTTCTGAGGATACAAAATTTAAATCCATTCTTTCCATACCTTCAACCCAAGTAGGATCTACCGCTGTAGTTTCCATCCCAGCAGTAAAACCTATATTAAATCTTCCAACAGGTTGGAATTCATTAGGTACTGTAATTTGAGACCAAACATCAGGTTTAGGCATTTTACCTTGCTGCCATTCTAAAGGTGCAATATAATCTAATAAAAATTTCCATTGTGAATGATCTTCACAAAACCCAAAAGGAGTAGTACCCCATCTTTGAGAAAGTAATTTAACATCATACTTATCACTCTTAATAATAGATTTAATTAAATCACGACTACGAGCTCCATAACCAGAGTATGTGTCAAAAGGGGAGGATATAATGAATAGTGGTTTTTTCATTCTTAATATGTATTCTTTAATTTAATATAACAATTTATGGGGTACTCTATCTTCTTTAACTTCATTAGTATTAATAAATTCATAATTTGGACGAGGTTTCCAACTTTTAAATAACTTATCAACGCTATCCATTACTCTTTTTGCCATTTTAGGAGAAGTAAATCCAGCTTCTTCACTATGAGCCCAATCATAACCTTCTTTTCCTATTTTTTCTCTTTCTTCACGAGTCATATTATATAATGAAGTAATATGAGTTACAGCATCTAAGGGATTACATCTATCATCCCAAATATATGGAGTTTGAGGTGAACCTACTAAGGAAAGATTACTTGGGTATACTGGAAATGCCCAATTACCACATTTTGTATATTTACCTGTATGGTTAGATGGGAAATCAGAATCAAAATCAATCCAATTTCCATCCTCATCTTCAAATCTCATTTGATCTTGCATCCCACCAGTAACATTAGCAATAATTGGGGTACCAGTTAATAAAGCTTCTGTTAATGATAATCCCCAACCTTCAGCAGATGATAATAAAATTTGAGCATCAGCTAAATTATATAAAGAATTCATTTGTTGAGTAGACAATTTTTGAGTAGAAAATTGAACAGTAGCATTATCTTGCCCAAAAATATAATTATGAACAGCTTGTAGATCTGTTCCATGTTCACTAATAAGTTCAGTATGAAGAATGAATAAACATTTATCTGCTTTTTCTTTAGGTAAAGTATCAAGGAAATATTTCCAAGCTAATAAAGCGTCTGGAATTGATTTGCGGCGAATATTTCTTGAATTGAAAAATAAAATAAAATCTTTTTCTTTACCTTTAGTAGCTTCATTTCTAAACTTTATAAATTCTTCAGAAGTTTTATCTAAAGGAAAGAACATTTTAGGATTTAAACCATGAGGGACATAATCAATAATTTTATTTTTTGATTTTTCCCCTAATACCATTTTATTGATATTAACTGTTTGCTTTGAAATCCCTAATAATGCATCACAAGATTCATAAAATGCTTTATTATACATTGGTGCAGGTAGATCATCCCAAATATTTAAATAAATAATAGGAGTTTTTTTTCTAATTTCATTCTCAATTGCAAACAACCAATCAAAATAACGTGGATCTGTAATTATAAAAACAGCATCTATTTTTTCTTCTTTAATTACGTGTCTTAAAACATCAGGATTACCATACCCATTAAATGGAATTATAAAACAGGAAGCATCTTCAATACCTATTTCTTTATTAGTTTCTTGACTTAAATCAAACTTTTTACCTACATCAGGATGGTTGATTGCTGAGCCTAAATTTACCCAATTATAATGGTGTGCAGTTTGGATTACAATTTCTTTTCCTATATGCCCTACACCTGATGGGAGACGAATATCGTCTGTGATCAACAAAATATTTTTCCGTTGATCCTTTGGTAAATAACCTTCTTTCATTTTTTAAAGTTCTAAATCGTTGTGGTTTGTAAGTTGTTTTCTAAAATCTTCATCTGTAAGATACAAATGAATAGCTCGATCAGCAAGTTTTTGGAACGAAAATTTTCTTCGAACACACTCGATTTTAAAAGATTCAAACAAATCCTTTTTGATTTTAACACTTGTTAGTGTCATATCTTTATTAGCCATAACATATTTAATTTATATTTGAATATACGTATATAATTATCCTTCAAAAGTCGCACTACATAAGTGAGTTTTGTAATAAGGACACCATTTACAATTATTATTTATTTTATAAGGCATTGGTTTTTGATTATAGCCTTCTTGGGTGAAACAATTATCTAAAAATTTATTTAGACTTTCAGTTGCTCTATTTATTGAAGTTTTCCCTGAGGGAGGTCTGAATTGTTGGACGCGTTTAATAGCAAAATCTTGAGATTCCCATAATTTACGTCTTACAATAAAGAATTCAATATCAATATTACTAATAGGAATATTATATTGTTGAGCAAAGAATTTTTTATATAAAACTAACTGGTATTGTTTAGATTTATCTTTTCTTTCTCTAGGGCCCCAACCTTTGGTTGAAGTTTTTATATCGATTATAACAAATTTTTCTGTATCTTCATGGTATAACACGACATCTAAATAACCCATGTATTTAACGCGTGATAAACGCGGATTAGGTGCTAATACAATAGGTACTTCACAACCTACTAATGACCATCCCCGTTTAGAAAAATATTTACCTCTATTTTTTTTAATATATTCTATAATAGCAACACCATCATCAAAAAATTCTCTAAGTTGTTCTGGAGATGAAAAATGTTCTTTATTATTTGTTTGATAAGCCTCAGCATAACAATTTCTTAAACGCTCTTCAAAATCATCTACTAAATTAATTCTATCAGCTTCAGCAGCACTTTTTTCATACATTACATCAAGATACATTTGAAGTGTTTCATGTAATGCAGTACCAAATGTCATATGAATACTTTGTTCACGAACTTTATGACCATCTCTATATTGTAATGCCCATTTTTTAGGACATTGAGTATACATAGATAATTGTGAATAAGAAATATTCTTCTCAAACGCAAAATTAACTGGTTCAGGAGGGTTATTTCTTATCTCTGTAACTATTTTGGGCAGTTTTTTCTTCTTAGCCAAATCTAATTATTTAAGTCGTAAATATACGAAATTTTTTTACGGTAACCAAATAAGTTACACATTTATTTCTCTTTTTATCCATTCAATTCTAGTACTATCTCCTTCATACTTATCTTTAAAATACGTTAATCTATTATTATAATAGTATATAGCTTCTTCGTAAGTAGTTATTTGATGATGTTGTAAAAATTCTAAATCATGAGAAACAAACCATCCAAAAGAATTAGAAAAATAAATACTACATACAGATAGATACTCAGGATTCCAATCAAACATTTTCCATTGATTACAATTTGGATCTAAAGGTGATCCTTTTTCAAATAAAATAGCATAATCATCTCTTACATCATATAAATTTAAACCTACTTCTAGAAAAGCAAACCCAAACTGGTTTTGTATGTCTTGACCTACTTTATATTCTTCTAAAGCATGATCTACTTTTTTATCTAAGCTAGGGAGTTTACCATATTTGGAGTAAATTTTCATTAAAGTTTTACTTGAAGCAATACCTACACTACTTCCAGCAATTTTTCTGTAATTATTCCATTCATGGGGTTCTCTAACAAACATACAAAGATAACCGCAATCATTATATGAATTATGTTTATTAACTAAATAAGTATCCCAATTGTCTTGAACAAAGAAATAATCATCTTCATTAAAAACATAGTAATCATAATCACTTTTATGTTTAGAAAAACAATCAGACCAAGCTCCATAGCTAATACCTATATTTTCTCTAATATTAATTTCTACTTCTGTACCTTGAATTTGTTTAGGAGTTATAGAAATTATTTCAGATAAATAAGAGTAGTGTTCTGGGATTATATTGAAATTAAATATAATCTTGGATAGGGTATGTTTTTTTGTTTGAAGAAGTTCAATTTGTTTTTTTAAAAAATACAATCTATCTTCTTTATATGCAGGAGATTCCATACGTCTTTCTCCTAACCAAAAACTAGTAACAAAACAAACTTTATTATCCATAAGTCATTGATTTAGTTGATATCCATTCCATTTTTACATATTTTCTTTCTCTAATTATTTTACTTTTCCAAGTAGTATAAAAACCTAGTTTTTCATATAATTCTTTTGCAAAATTATCTTCAAAAACCCATAGTGAAGCATAGTCCTTATCTTCAAGATAAGTTTCATAAGCCATTTTAGCATAACCACGTCTCCTAAAATTAGGATGTATATCACAACCAACTTCATCACCATTAGTTCTAATATAACCTAAACGCATCCCATGTTGAAAAATAATGTACCATTTAGGTTTAGTGCATTCAAACCAAATTCTACACTCTGGAAGAGTAAATGTTGAATCATTCTCTAAGTTATTTCTTGTAGAATCATCATTTCTGATTTCTAGTAAAAAAGGTAAATCATTTTCAGTTAAAGGTATTAAATTCATTATATAAATTTTGAAATAATTATATCGTGGGTGATTTGTGCATTATCTAATTGATCATTCCATAACATGCCTCCAGATGAATCTCTTTCATATTGAGAATTTCCCTTCCATTTAGGAATATATTTAACTATGTGTAAATCATCTTCAAATGCTTCTTCTTTTCGTTCAGTAAGAAAAATACTTCTATCTGGGAGTGATTTAAATCTATTAATAATTTGTTTTCTTTCCCAATTACCATGAGCATTAAATAATTCAGAAGAAGACCAAATAAATATTTTTTCTGTTGATTTAACTCTATTTACTCTTCTAATCCATTTTTCTTTAAATGTTGATAAAGGAATTATTTGGTCTTTAAATTCTACGTAATGGTAGATATTATCTTTAAAAGTAAGTTTAGATCTTGGGTGGGTATGTATCCAATGAATTTCTAAATCTAAATGATGACTAATAGGATAATTATCAGGTATATCAGCTTTATCATTAATAACCCTAACATTTCCACAACTATTTTTAAAATTTATGTTGCCTTTACTTTCTCCAAATACCATTTCAGCATTTAAATAAGTTTCATTGTGTTCACAAAACCTTAAATATTCTAAATCATCTAAAATTAAATTACCAATAGTAGGAGAATTATAAGAAGAATTAAATTTTTCATAAGTTCTCCAACCTAAACACGAATTTGATATTATAGAAAAATTATTTAAAGGTCCTTTATCAAAATTAAAAGGATAAGATGTGGTTTGAGAACCTAAAGTAATTTCTAAATAAGGGGATTTTAAAAAAGGTAAAACTACTGAAGATACTGAGAATGAATAATCAGTAAAAGATAAATTATTATGAGACATTATGTAAATTTCTCCTTCTAAATTCTTATCTTTAAGAATTACTTGAAGTGGAGTGTTTACCTCTTGTTTAGCAGTATAATGAATTCTTCCTCCATATGTAGCTTGAGTAATTTCAATCATTTCCATGCAAAAAGAATATCACCTTCAATATTCGTTATAAAATTATTTTGTCTTAATTTATTTATTAATAAATTTGTTTCTTTAGATTCTAAATCTTTATGTAACTCAATAACTATTTTTTTAACTACATTTAATAGAAATTCATTACTTAAAGAATCTATTATATCATACTCTCCTCCTTCACAATCTATTTTTAAAAAATCAATAGTTTTAAGATTTTTATCTTTAGTATATTTTTCTAAATTTATAGAATTAACTTGGTAGAATCTATTTGATGGGTTTGTTGTACTATTTTTTACTGATGATTCTGGGTCTAAGTAAAATGTAATTGGTTTATCTGTTTTACTAACGGCACAATTATTACCTATCACATTAGAAAAATTTGAAATAATATTATCTTTTATAGAATTAAATTGTTGTAATCCAGGTTCAAAAGTATGGATTTGTTTAGCATTTTTACAAATAGCATAGTAAGAAAAAATTCCTATATTACCCCCTATATCAAATACTATATCATTATCTTTAATATAACAATTTTCATTTTCATAAACTTTATTTAAGAAGATTTCATATATTGGTAAAGATACTCCTCTTTCATCTTTTTGATCATATTGATATGATTCAAGAATACCAAATTTATCAATTTGTTTTATTGAGGGGCATCCATCTACACTTATATAAAGTTTTAAAAGTGTTTGATAATCTTCACTGTAAATGGTAAATTCTCTTTCTAAAGAATCTATATCAGCATAAAACCAATATTCTGTATTTTGGGTAACTGTAAGATTACTTCTCCATAAATTTAATCCTGTATACCCATCACTAACTGTAACTATTAAATTAGTAGGATCTGGGAATAGAGAACGGAATACTAATCCTTTATGATTATTATAAAATTTAATAAATTCTACCATCCTTTTTTAATACAGTCTACAATATATTCTCTTTCTTCTTGGCTTACCCACCAACCAACAGGGATTGAAACTATACTTCTAATAATTTTATCTAATGTTGGAAGATGAGAACGATATTCAGTTACACAAGTATGTTTATCATTTCGTTCATGAACTTGAGATACTGTAATATTACACTCATCCATCCACTTATAAAAACCAGGACGGTTTTCTACTAACATAGAATAAATCCAAAATGCAGAATCATGACCTGGTTTACGTTCTAGAAGAGTTACCCCAGGAATATTTTGTAATTCTTTATCATAATAAGCAGCATTTGCTTTATGTTTAGAAACAATTTCGTCTAAATGTTTAAAGTTTTCAATTCCAACAGTAGCACAAACATCATTCATATGAAATTTAAATCCCCATTCTTCGATATCAGCTTCACAACGAAAATCTTTTCTATCTCCATCACGGTCTATCCCATACCAACGAGCTAATTTACCTCTATCATGTAATTTCTTATGAGGTGAAAGTAATAAACCACCATCAATTGAAGTAATATGTTTAATTGCTTGTAATGAAAACATAGTTAAATTACCATGAGTACCAATAGGTTTACCTTTGTAACTTGAACCAAATGAATGAGCTCCATCTTCAATTATAGCAGGTTTGAAACCATACATTTGGTATGTTTTATCTTGAATTTGTTTTATTCGATCTAAATCAATAGGATACCCACCCCAATGAACTAAAATAATAACTTTAGTTTTAGGAGTAATTTTACGAGCTAAATCATCAAGATCCATATTTAATGTTTTTGAATCAATATCAACCCATTTTAATTTTAAACCATTAGCTAATACAGGCCAATTTGAAGCTGTACAAGTCATAGCAGTAGTTAAAACTTCATCATCTGAAGTTAATCCAGGCCATTGAGAATCAGGAGATTTTAATAAATGTAAGGCTAAATGAAGTGCTGATGTGCCCGCATTTACAGTCTGAATATAATCATGGTTAAAATGGTTTTTTAATTGATTTTCAAACTCATTAACTTTAGGTCCTTGACCAATATAACCACTATTAAGAACTTTTGATACTTCTTCAGCAGCTGTAGGTGCCATAAAAACTTTAAATAAATCTATTTTTTTAGTCATCTTTGATAAAGTTATAATATTTAAAATCTTCTATATTATCTGGGTGGAGATGAATATGTCGGCTTAATTTATTATTTATTAGAATAGTAATATCTGATATTTCTTCTGGGGTCCCAAGAGGTTCTATAAACCAACGTAATTTTTCAAGATTTGGAAAATTTAAAACTCGAAAATTATTAATAATAACAGTTACGTTACAAGGTTTATTTGATGATTCATTCCACCCTACAAATACAATTTGATTTATTTTTGAATCATAAACAGGAACAGCCCATTGCATGTCTAAATTTAAAGCATGAAAATTAACTAATCTTATTTGATTACCATTCTGGGTAAGAAGTTTATGGTCCTTAAATAAAACTTTATTGTTATTTGCTGTATATATATCTTCAGTTCTTTTTTCAGTAGTTTTAATAGAAGCATTTTCTAATTCTTTTTTTATAGAATCACTAGTATAATTAAATGCTCTTTCATCTAAGGAAGAAATTTTAGCAGCATGAAAACATCCTAATCCCCATTCAATATTAATTTCCCCATAACCATCAGGTTTTTTATATAGTACAGCATCATAATCATCTAAAACCTTAGAATTATCATAAAATTCAGTAAAATCCTTATAATAAGCATCATATTCAGTCATATGGATTTTTTCGTAACCAAAAGTTTTAGCTAAGGAATATCCAGTAATTAATTGTTTATGTACTGGAAGATAGGTGTTCCCAGCTCCAAAAAAGATAGATTGAATATGTTTATTTTCAGGGTGAAACCATGGAGAATTTTGATACTTCCACTCAGTTAATAATTCATTATCTTTATCATAGATTGCCCAATCTACTTTTTCTTGCACATCCGACGTAATAGGAGTATGACTTACAACCATAATATCAAAGTCATCTCTAATTGGTTGTAACCCTAAAACTAAATCAAGTAATATTTTTCTTTTTTCAGTATTAGGACAATGTGCTGTTATGCAAATTAAGTCTTTCACAGTTTATTTTTTCCATAAACCACGCTCTACTAATTGAGCAATAATACCATAATTTACAATATCTTGATAAGTATCTGTTAGAGGTTCGTTATTAATAACTTTATTATTAATTAATAGATTTTTCCACCTACTAATTTTATCACTTATTCTATACCAAAGTCCTGTAAGAGCAAAAGCCCTTTCTTCTTTAGTAGCAAGTAAAGTCCCAGCACTAATATTAGCCATACCATAGTCCAGATGTTTTTTACTGAATAGCTCCAGTTGCTCTTCCACGACAGCCATATAACCATTGTAAATATGAGGATATTCTTTTTTAATAATTTCACTTGCTTTAATATTAGAACCTAATTTTTTTTCCATTTTAAATAACTTGTTTTTTAACTAAATATTTTTCAATTGCATCTAATCTATCATCAGCATCAGCTAACATTTCAAGAGCTTCATTTGCATTTTTATAAAAATCATCTGTTGAATGATCTCCAATACCTGCTGGGTGGTTTTCTAGTAAGTCTAGAGTTAATAATGCTTTTGCTTTATCAGCTTCTGCTGTAGATTTAAGCATTTTTACTAAAGTACTCATAATTGGGCTTTTTGAATTAATTTATCAACTTCTTTTTCTTCAACTCCTAATTCCCAAAGGATACTTCTAACACTAACACCTAAAATATCAATATAATGATCAGCTTCACCTAAGGAGCATTCATAATAATCAGCAACATATTCAGCTAATTCTTGATAATTTTTTTTCTCTTCGTTTTTAGTATACTTTAACCAGACTTTTTTCTTTGGAATCATTTCTTTATATATGGAATAAATTTGTTTCTTATTTTGTGGATTAATTTTTTGAATATAATTTGCAATATCAATATAATCTATATTCATAGATACATATCTATGTATCATGTAAGAATTAAACTTATCCCATGATTCTTCCGAAATTTCTGTAATAGGAGTTTTATTGACTGTTATCTCAGTCAACCACTCGAAGAGGTTTTTCGGGCTGGTCATCTCTTAATTCTTTTGGTAGGGTTGCTTGTAAAATCTCTCCACTAACAGAATCATAAAAAATGGGAATAGGCATCATAGCGTCTTCATCTGTTCCAGCTACAAATTTAGAAATTTTTCTAATAAGAAATCCTTGAGTCCAGATTTTGCCGTTTTTGTGTTCTACAGACTCGGTATTATTCAAGTCAATGTTCATTTGGGGTTGTTTTGCCATCTTGCTAATTTTTGTTTTGTTTGTAATCTAAAATAAAGCCAATTAATACTATTATATTCATACCTAAGCTGGCTAAGATCTCATGTATGTCTTCATAAATTGTAGTCATTAAATGAATATGACCAACCATCCAAAAAGGTACGGCTAAATTTTGGCTAATCCAAATAATAGTAAATTTAAGGAAGTTCTTCATATTCTATATTTTCTATTGCTCTACAAAAATAAAGCATTCCATTTTTCTTTAAAACTGTATCACAATTCCAAAGTAATTTAAGATCAGAAATACCCTTTGTAAATTTAGGTGTTTCTGGTAAAGTACGAACTAATTTAAAATGTCTATCTCCAAAAATTAAAATTTGGTAGTTCATATTATTTTAGTTCAATTAACTTTTGCATAAGTGCCATACAGTTTATTTCTTTATCAATACGGAAATTGGATTGGTAACTGTATTCGTTAATATAAATTGCAACCATTCCTTCACGACCACTTGCATATACATGAGCATTATCATAAAGATAACGGTAAAGCTCTTCAAAATCACTAACATTTGCGTTAGCAATAATTTGGCGTATTTCACGCCATTTAGGTTTAGCATTACTTAATTCTTTAAGTATTGATGTCATATAATTAGATGACACTAATACTGATTTATCTATAACTAATTTATTATCCTGAGTTGATAGTTGAGCAGTATTAAGACATTTACGTAAATCTGGGTAGAATTGGTTGGTAATTGTTTTGATATCTTGTAATTCAAAACTAGTATTTTCTTCTTCTAAAATCCAAGCAATGTGTTTAGCAACATCACCTTTACTAGGTGGGATAACCTTAAGTACTTGACAACGCGATTGCAGTGGATCAATAATGCGTTCAACATAGTTACAAGTCATAATAAAACGTGTACTACGAGAAAATGTTTCGATTACATTTCGAAGTGAAGCTTGTGCTTGTATCGTAAGAAAATCCGCCTCATCCAAGATAACCACTTTGAGTGGTTTAAATGAAGCACTGCTAGCAAACCCGGATACTTTATCTCTAATAGTTTCGATACCTCTTTCATCACTTGCGTTGATATAAAGGTGATCACAATTAAGGTTATTAACAATAAGTTTAGCCAAAGTCGTTTTACCTGTACCAGCGGGGCCATAGAAAATAAGGTTTTGAATATCATTTTGGGAAATATATTGATTAATAGTTTTTTTAATATGCTCATTCCCAACATAATCATCTAATGTTTTAGAACGATATTTTTCAACTAATAATGTATGATCATTTCTTACCATAGCGTAAATATACGAATTTATATTTATATTCCCAAATTAAGCAATAAATAATAAATCAGCATGTCTAACATCAACTAATTTATATCCTAAACTATCTAAAAATTTAAAAATATATTGTCTACTTGTTAATGACCCAGGACCAAATTCACTTCTATTACAATGAATTTCACAACAAATAACAGGTAAACATTTTTTTATAGTATTTTCAGCTCCTCTTATTAAATGTTCCTCAGCACCTTCTACATCAATTTTTAATAAATCTACATCATCAAAATTAAAAGAATCTAAAGTAGTAACTTGTTCTGTTATTCCCCCATGGTTTACAATACAACTTTGGCCTGATTGTTGTCTAAGTTCAAAATTAATTGGGGTAGTAGTATCATAAAGTCCTTTTTGGTGGACTCTGATATTAGAAATGTTTTTTATGTTAATTTCTAAATGGTGTCTAATATCAGAAGAAAGTTCAAATGCCTCTACATTTTGAAAATGTTCAGAAAATCCTACAGATAAAAATCCATAGTTAGCTCCTGCATCAATGCATCTACGGAATGTAGTTTTATTATAAAATGATAATAAATAATCTAAAGTATCAGCCTGCCAAGTACATTTTCCTTCTATAGAATTTTTTGTAGCATATTCTACTAAAGCAACATCTTTATCTTCTGGGATATAGGACCAGTTCATTTAATAATCTCCGTATATGTTAAATTTTTTAGGAGGTTCAACTTTAACTTCTACCTCTTCAGTACGTATAACATAAAGTTTTCCTTCTAAGGGAGCAAGTCTAAATTGGGCTTTTTGGCCAGTTTTAGCAAACCATGCTTCTAAAGCTTCAGTAAGAGACTTATGGACAACTTTGTCCCCCTCTAGTGACCAACGATCACCAGGGGGAACTCTAGTTGCTATTAATTCTAGAAATTCTTGTTGTTCTTTCATTACATCATTCCATTCATCATTCCAGCCATAGGATCTGCTTCATCCTTTGTATCAGGATCATCAACTACAACACATTCAGTTAATAGAATAGTTCCAGCTACTGAAGCTGCACTTTCAATTGCAGTACGAGTTACTTTAGTTGGATCAATAATTCCAGCTTTTCTTAAATTTTCAACTGTTTCAGTTTTTAAATTATAACCATGGAATTTATCTCCAATTCTGCTTTCAGAGATTTTCATACTAAGAATCTTAGCAGCTGCTAGGTCATAACCAGCATTAGTTAAGATTTGTTCAAATGGGCGACCACAAGCTTTATATACAAGTTGGGCACCAACATTATCTTGAGTAATAGCTTCACGAGCATAAATTAGAGCTGCTCCACCACCAGCAACAATACCTTCTTCGATTGCTGCTTTTGTTGCATTAAGAGCATCATCAACACGGTCTTTCTTTTCTCTCATTTCAGTTTCCGTATTCCCACCAACATGAATAATTGCTACTCCTCCAACAAATTTCGAAAGTCTTTCTTGGAGTTTTTCAACTTCAAATGGCGTTGTCGCTTGTTCAATTTGTTGCTGTAATTCTTCAATACGTGCCTCAATTCGTTCTGGGGTTCCTTTTCCATCTACAATTGTAGTTTGTTCTTTAGTTACAGTTGCAGTACGTGATTCACCGAACCAATCCCAAGAGAATTTTTTAAGATCCATACCTTTTTCCTTACTGAATACTTCTCCACCTGTTAGTGTAGCAATGTCTTCAAGAATAAGTTTACGACGATCTCCAAAATCAGGAGCTTTAACAGCACATACTGCTAATGTTCCACGCATCTTATTTACAACAAGTGTTGCAAGAGCTTCATTATCAATATCTTCAGCAATAATAAGAAGAGGACGACCAGTTCCAGATACACCTTCTAATACAGGAAGAAGATCTTTTACATTAGTAAAACGCTCATCAGCAATTAAAAGATAAGCTTTATCTAATACAGCTGCCATTGTAGAATTATTAGTTACAAAATAGGGAGATTTAAAACCACGTTGGAATTGAATTCCTTCTACAGTTTCAAGATAAGTTTCTCCTGATTTTGATTCTTCAATAGTAACAACTCCTTCACGTCCTACTTTATTCATTGCAGTAGCTATAAGTTTACCTACTTCAGTATCATTATTAGCAGAAATAGTAGCTACTTGCTCTAATTGATTTTCTTCTGTAATATCTTGAGAAATATTACTACGAAGTTCTTCTACTACTTCTCCAACAGCTTTATCAATACCACGCTTAATTTCAACAGCATTATCTCCATTATTAAGATGAGATAGACCTGCTTTTACCATTTCACGGGCTAATAAAGTTGATGTAGTAGTACCATCACCGGCAACATCTGCAGTTTTTATAGCTGCTTGTTTTACCATTGAGCCTCCTGCTTCTTCTACATTATCACTTAAAGAAATACTTTTAGCAACTGTAACTCCATCTTTAGTTGATTGAGGTGTACCTCCATTTGAAATAACTACGTTACGTCCATTAGGACCTAAAGTTGATACAACAGCATCTGCTAATTTATCAATTCCTGAAACTAATTGTTTACGGGCTTCAGGACCAAATTCGATTATTTTACTCATTTTTATTTATTTATTTTAGCTAAAACTTCATTTTCTTTACCAATCCAATACTCTTGACCTTCGTATTCAAATTTAGTAAATCCCATAGTAGGAAGAACAACAATATCTCCTTCTTTAAGTTGGGTTTCTAAAAAACTACCTCCAAAGATAGTGTGACCAGGGCCTACACCAACAACTTCAGCTGTTTTATTTGTATCATTACCTAGATCAGGTACAACAATATTACCATAACGAGTTTCTTCTACTTCAACTGGTTTAACGATAATGGCATTATATAATGCTTCAATTTTCATAATTAATTATTTAATAAGGGTTTTTAGTTCACGTGTTTTTGCTTCGAAACGTTCTACAAAGCTTCTTAATGAGTCGTAACTCTTAGATTTGGCATCATCACGAGCAATACATTCAAGGCAACCCCCTAATGTAGAGTAATGCCCTAAAGTGTTTTGGTATTCATGCCCAGCATCCGAAAATGTGGATTTTTGAGCAATATAACAATAATCATCTAATTGAATGTAATAAGGATCTAACTGTGGATCTTTGATAAATCTTAAATTTGATTTGCTAGGTTTAGCCATAACTTTATATATATTTTGTTTCGGTAAATATACAAATAAAATTGCGCTAGGACACGCTTATTTTATATAACTTTTATTTAATTTTGATTGTTTTTGGTTTTTTAGATTCCACAATTGGAATAAATAAATGAAGTAAACCATCTTTCATTTCTGCTTCTAATTTCTCAAGTTCGAATTTAGCTGCTACTTTATAACCTAAATTAAAAGATCTTTTGGCTAATCCTTTATAGATATAGCCACTATAATCTTCCTCTTCACTTGGTTTATTATAGATAATCTGTAAAAGATCTCCATCAATTTCAAGTTGAATATCTTTTTTAGTCAGACCAGTACAGGCAACTTCAAAATGAAGTCCTTTGTCATCATAAAAAATATCTAGTGGGTGGGGTTGTTTAGTTTCAAACGTTGTTGGTTGAAACCCTGAATCTGAATTGAACAGATTGCGAAATAATAAATCGAACGGTGTACGTTCATTGAATAATGTACTCATATCATTTAAATTTGTGAGGCCGAAGCTCTCGATTAATGTAAACAAAAACTGCGCGTGCCCTAGCTACTTGCAATTTTATATTCATGTATACGTATATTAAATATTTGCTTTCCGCACAACATAATAAAAACTATTCCAATTCTCACCTTCAAATGTAAATTTCATTAAACCTTCAGAGCTAATTTTCATAGTTGCTTGTGTAGCATCTTTATTATTATTTAATATATTTTTAATCATTTTAGAATCAAATGGAATCCTAGTTCCATATTTAATATCTGTTAAAGTAGTAAAAGGCATTTGATAATCAATCTTATTAGTATGTTTAAGATCATCACCAAAAGACATTACTAAAATATCTTGACCATCTAAATCTCTATCAATTGAAACAATTACATTATCACTTTCAAGTGCATTGTGTGCTTTAATAAGGGCACTTATGCTTTCATCATCTAATTGAGTAACAATTTTATAATTATCAGGATCATCTACAGTACCTACTTTTTGAATTAATAATAATTCACTAAGAGTATAATTAAGAGTATATGTAGAATCTGAAATTACTAATTTATCATAAATTTTTGCTTGTTCGGGTTTAGTTAAATTGATGAATACTTCACCACTAGTAATCCCTAATAATTTATTTAATTTTGATGTATCATATATCGCAACTTCTGCGTCTTTTAACGGGAATGATGCGTGATAAACGCGTCCAATCATGTCTTTATATGGGGATTGGAAATCAACAGTTAATGCGTTATCTGCGATAGTCCATTTAACAGATTCAATTAATCCATTTAAATGGTATTTACCAATTGTTGATTGAAGTTCATTCTTATTTATCATAACTAAAAATTAAAAAACATATTTCTATATGGATTCATATTTAAATCCCAACCTAGATCATCATAAAACCCAGCTAATTTACTTTCTAAAATTGTTTCAAATGATTTATTTTTATCTGCATATTGAGCCAATAATGTACGAATTTTATCTGGCATATCAAAATCTAAAAATGCTAGGGCATCTATTCTATAGGGATTATCTTTTAAATAAATCCATTTAACTTTATCACCCTGAACTATTTTAGAATGTTGTTTGTCTAGTTTCCAAAATGTAAGTAAGTCATTATATTTAATAGCTGCTTTTACAGGAGCAGGGGCACCTTGAGCTATAACGGAAAACATTTCTCCAGGACGAGGAATTGAAGCTAAATATTTATCTAATGTTTTTACACGAGTAGGATTACCCAATACAGTAATATCCATATCATCAGCTAAAACTTTAGATCTAAAATCTTTTAGCATCCCATCAATTTCTTTTTGTGGAGTACCTTTAATAACTTTTTGTAAAACATCTTTAAAAAAATCACTAAATATTTGTGGGAAATTAGCTTTCATAAACTCTAACCCCTTAATATCTAAATCATCAGTTGGTACTCCTTCTTTTTTAGTAATCCATTGAGCATATCTACGAGTAGCTCTAAAATAACCAGCACGGATCATACATTCTGTTTTCATATCAAACCTATGATCTTTAATATTAAATGCTTCTAAAGCTAAATTACTATATGATTTAGTAATCAAATCTTGATATGTTAGTGCAATTTTTTCAAGAGCTTCATCTCTTTCTTCTTCTGACATGGTGTCAAAATTAGGATAAAGATGTCTAAGCATAGGTTCAGCATTATAATAGTTAGAATCTGTATCAACATATACACAGTAATTTGTATCTTCTTTATTACAAATAAACCAAGGTGTAGTTTCTAACTGTTTCATTCACTAATTTTTATTTCTCCTAAATTATGAGATGGAATATAATAAGAATATTCATGATGATCAAGCCAATTTAAAACAATTTTTTGCATTGCAGAAGAATTACCTGTTATAATGGTATAATTTTTACACCCAGGTTTTTCCCAAAAAAAGAATTGTATTAAAGTATTTTCTACTTGTGTGTGTTTAACCCCATGTAGATCTAAAGTACTCATTACATTGACTGTATATCCTTTTCAAATAATTCAATACCAGTTGTAGTTAAAGGGTGTTCAAACATTTGTTCTAAAACTTTTAAAGGTACTGTTATAACATTAGCCCCGACTTTTGATGCTTTAATAACATGCATAGGGTGTCTAACGCTCGATACCATAATATTAGAAAAAAATATTACTTTTGTAAGTTCAGATATAAATGATAATGCATCATGGCCTATATCATCAAGTCTACCTACTAAAGGACATATGTAAGTAGAATTTACAGTATCACATATTATAGCTTGGTTGTGAGAAAATATAAGGTGCATATTTGTTTTATCCCCGTTTAAAATAGCCGTATTACAAGCTTCAATTCCATCAGGTGAAAATGGAATTTTATAAACTAGATCTGGGTCATTTGAGTGGGTTTTTAGTCGTGTAATATTATTTAATATTTCATCTTTAGTTTTACCCCAAGCTTCAACATGAATTTCCCCAACAGGCATAACTTCTCTTATTTTTTTAATCATATCAATGTCATCTAACATCCCATGTTTTTTTGCTAAAGTAGGATTTGTAGTAACTCCTGATAAAATACCCATATTTGAGTATTTTTTGATTTGATCTAATTCTAGTGCATCTA